GTGAAAAAGGGAATGTTCATAAAAGCGGTAATCCTGCCCTTGATGCTTAAAGAAAACGGAAAATCCCTTGAAGAATGGAGCGTCAGATTCGCTCAGGCTATGAAAAGCTTCACTAATGATTTCGGATTATACAAAAACGAGCTTGATCCTCACCAGTCTTGTTTTGATGAATTGCGAGGTGATGATGAATGATTAAGGTTTATTTAGACAATGGTGACATCGTAGAGTGCAAAGAGGATATTGCGGAATCTACATCTATGCTTATAGATAAAAAAGGTGATTTTTTAGGATTGGTAAAAACAGATGGCGAGTTCGTTATTATCAATACCCATAAAATTTTACGAATTGAGGGTAGTTTCGATAAAAAAACAGGCAGCGAAATAGAATCCGGTCCGTTTTCGGAAGATATTATTGTAGATTGAGGTGAAAAAAATGAAAAAGATACCGACATTATTTGTCAGAAAATTTGAAAATCACAAAATAGTTGAAACAACGCCCGAGGTTACAAAAGGCTTTGAGTGGGTGTTGGACTGTGAAGGCACTGCAACGGTAAAATATGACGGAGCGTGCTGTGCAATTATCGACGGTGAGCTTTACAAGCGATACGATGCTAAAAAAGGAAAAAAAGCACCTGCTGGAGCTATACCGTGTCAAGAAAAACCCGATGAAATTACGGGACATTTTCCGCACTGGGTGAAATGTGAAAGAGATAATCCTGCCGATAAATGGTACTGGGCGGCTTATGATAATAATGATTGTGAGCTGATAGAAGGAACATACGAAGCAATCGGAAAACATTTCAACGGTAATCCTTATGAATTGGAATGTGATTTTTTATTAAGACACGGGATGATTTGTGTTCCCGATTTACCTCGCACTTTCAATGGCATTAAGCAATTTTTGACGGAATGCGACATAGAAGGTATTGTATTTTGGAAAGACGGCAAACCACAATGTAAAATAAAGCGTACAGACTTCGGTTTGCCGTGGGGAACGATGAAATGAAAATATGCGATATGTGCGGTAAGCCGCAAACGAACTGTCCAAACTGTGGTGCGCCGATTGACTATTCAAAAGAGAAGTGCGAATACTGCGGAACTTATTATGTACGTTATGATACAGAATACGATGTATTATATGCAGATGAAAAACCTGTATTAAGAATACCAAGACGGTTGAATAGTTAACGCAAATTAGATGAAATTATATATAATAAAGGCGGTCAATCCCGACAATGTAAGAATGAGCGGAGGAACGCCTGACGTAGTTTACAGGATAGTTTTAAGCGACGGATGCCGAGATGGATTCAAAAAATATATCAAAGTAAAACCGGAGGATTAATCATGACCTACAACGAGCTTGACAGGTACAGGCAGCTTAAAAACAGAATACATTACATAGAGGTCGAAATAAGCGAGCTTGCCGAGCTGTCTGCTGTCAGGCTCGACGGTATGCCGCACAGCCGCAGCCCTGGCGATCCTGTTTATCAGGCGTTCAGAAGGTCTGAAAAGCTCCGGAGAATGCTTGAATTGAAGAAGCAGCAGGCACAATCAGAGCTTGAGCGGATTATCGAATTTATTGAGAACGTTGACGATCCCGAAATGCAGAATATCCTCACGGCAAGGTTTATTGAGGGTAAGACTTATGAACAGATAGGGGATAAATTGTTTTTGCATTACACAACGGTTATCTATAAACTGAATCGGTTTTTAAATAATTCATAGAATTCATAATGAATATGCGCTATAATATAAACTGACAAAAAAAGACCGGCAGAAAACTGCCGGCAAAAAGTAATTACTTTTCTTTTTTCTGTGCTATTTCACGAAGCTCTTTAATAACAAGCCTTTCTACATAAGGCGGACATTTACGGCTGCCGTCTTCCCAGCTTCCGATAGTACGCAAGGGAATCTGCATAATATCAGACATTTCTTTTTGAGTCAGACCGGCATTCAGTCGTTCATCTTTAAGTGACATTTAATCAATCCTTTCTTGATTTGACAAAAGCATAAACAATTTTAGTAACACCAAAGCAAATAAAGATTACACCAAGTGAATATATAAAATTATTCATATTGCTTGACAAATGGCCTTGTTATAGTGTAGGATTAAGGTGCAGGGAGGAGGAAGCCTCCCGCACCCGCTGTTTTTAATCAATCAATTTATTGATTAGGATTAACAGCGAACCTACAATCAAGTCTATCAAGCCGGTTATTAGGATTGTTTTGTAGTCCGGTTTGGTAGGCTTCTTTTTTGGCTTGGCCACCGTCCGACCTCCTTTCCTTAACTTCTGTATATATTATATCACACATTGTGTGACTTGTCAACACTTTTTTTAAATATTTTTAAAATTTTTATTTTTTTCAGACATCCTTCGGGGTGTCTTTTTTTGATGGAGTTAACATGAAACCAGCAGGAAAGAATTGTAAAAAATGTGTATGGGCACATAGAATAAATCCGAAGCTGATTTACTGTCCGTTTTGGCGATGTGCAATCAGGCGGCTCAAATATGGTAAAAAGAAATGACACAAAAAGAATTCTACAAATCAATGCCATGGCGAAGAGCAAGAGCAGCATATATACATAAAAGGGAAGCTGTTGACGGAGGACTCTGCGAGGTGTGCGGTGAAGCAGCCGGCAAGGTTGTGCATCATAAGATATGGCTTAACGATGACAACTGCAACGATCCGAGTATATCGCTTAATGATGCGAATTTCCGTTATGAATGCCAGACATGCCATAACAAAGAAGAGGACGAACAGCGCAGGCGCAGAAAATACGGAAGAGTAATATACCTTGCAAACGGTGAGGTAATTATTAACGACTAATGACCTGCCCCCATTAATGAATCAATACGAGCTTGGCGTAACCGAAAGCCCCCATAGAAGATTACCCTGCAGCGCGCGTATGCGTGGGTGTAGTCAGGGGGGTGGGGTGTAGGAAGGAGGCAAAACATGAAAAAAGAATCAAATCTCTCAAAATCCGAACTAATTGAAAACGAATTCAAAAAACTAAAACGAATTTTCAAAAATCTTGATGAAAACAAGAAAAAGCTTGTTTTGCCGCTTATCGAAAAAGCCGCTTTTATGAGTGTTCAGCTTAACGAGCTTCAGGATTCAATCAACGAAAACGGCTGCGTTGAAACATATCAAAACGGTAAAGAACAATACGGACAAAAAAAGAGTCCGGAGATTGAAATTTATCTTGCAATGTCAAAAAACTATGCAAATATAATAAAACAGCTTACTGAGCTTGTTCCTGCCGCTGAACGGAAAAAGAGCAAGCTTGAGGCGATGAAGAATCTTTGAGCAACAAAAGAAATTACATAAAAGAGTATTACTGTCGAATTCAGAACGGTGATGTAATCGTCGGCAAATGGATAAAGCTTGTTTTTCAAATTTTAGTTGAAAATATCGAAAACGGCACATATTATTTCGACAGTTCCCTTGCCGAAAAAGCCATAGTATATATTGAGAATTTCTGTCACCACTCAAAAGGCAGAAATGATTTATTGACATTAGAACTTTGGCAAAAAGCAATAGTTTCCGCAATTTTCGGAATTGTTGACGAAAAAAAAACGAGGATTTTTCGCGAAATTTTCATCGTAATTGCACGAAAAAACGGCAAATCTTTATTTGCGGCAGCGATAATAAGCTATATCGCTTTCCTTGAAAACGAGTACGGCAAAGAGATTTACTGTCTTGCTCCGAAGCTGGATCAAGCGGCAATTGTATATGACTGTTTTTATCAAATAGTAATAAACGAGCCCGAGCTAAGTGAGCTTGCAAAAAAGAGGCGTAGTGATATTTATATTGAGGAGTCGAACACATTTATAAAACCTATTGCTTTTAATGCGAAAAAATCAGACGGTTTCAATCCGAATCTGACTGTCTGCGACGAGCTTGCAGCATGGCCGGGGGATGGTGGTTTGAAACAATATGAAGTAATGAAGTCTGCGCTCGGTTCGCGCCGGCAGCCGATTATCCTGTCAATTTCGACGGCAGGGGACATAAACGACGGCATTTATGACGAACTTATGAAACGAGCGACGGCGTTTCTTCTCGGCAGCAGTAAAGAAAAAAGACTACTGCCTTTTTTATATATCATTGATGATGTTGATAAATGGAACGACCTGGAAGAGTTAAAAAAAAGCAATCCGAATATGGGCGTAAGCGTTACTGAAGATTACTATAAAGAAGAAATCGCAATAGCTGAGCAGTCGCTTTCCAAAAAGATAGAATTTATGAAAAAATACTGCAATATCAAGCAAAACAGCGCAGCGGCGTGGCTGCCTTACAGTGTTGTTAATGATATTTGCGGTGACGATTATACGCTTGAACAATTTGAAAATACATACTGTGTAGGCGGGATTGACCTGTCACAGACAACGGATCTTACCTCCTGCTGTGCTCTCATTGAAAAAGACGGCAGGATTTTTACATTCTCAAAGTTTTTTATGCCGGAAAATAAAATTGACGAGCTTCAGGAACGCGAGGGCGTACCATATCGGATATATCTTCAGCAGGGGTTTATTACTTTGAGCGGGGATAACTATGTTGATTATAACGATTGTTTCAACTGGTTTCGTATGCTTGTTGAAAAGTATCATATTTATCCGCTGAAAGTAGGATATGACAGGTTTTCGGCACAATATCTTGTTCAGCAAATGAAAAACTACGGTTTTCACATGGACGATGTATATCAGGGCGAAAACCTTACACCGGTATTGAAAGAAGCGGATGGACTTATCAGGGATAAAAAGCTTTTAATCGGTAAAAACAATTTGCTTAAAGCACATTTTTTAAACACTGCAATGAAAACGAACACAGAAACAAGGCGCATCCGCCCGGTAAAAATAGAGGAACGGTGCCACATAGACGGCTTTATGGCTGTAATAGACGCACTGACTGTTCGCCAGAAATGGTTTAACGAAATAGGTATGCGTCTTTCAAATAATTAAGAGGTGATTAAAATAGGAGCTTTCAAAAAATTATTTAATAAATATGTATTAAAAAAACAGATTGGCACTTTTTTTGAGATGCTTAATGGTTATATCCCGGCGTTCACTAACTATGACGGCGGCGTATATGAAATGGAGTTGACGCGAGCATGTATTCACACCTTTGCGAATCACTGCACGAAGCTTTTGCCGAATGTTACGGGTGCAGACCTGCACGGTATAAAAAAGCTGCTTGACGGCAAGCCTAATTTTTTAATGACCTCGTCGCAGTTCCTTTATAAAGTTGCCACGATATATGAAACACAGAACACTTGTTTTATTGTTCCTGTTCTTGATGAATATGAGGAAATAGTGGGCTATTATCCGGTGTTGCCGCAGACAACCGAGCTTGTAGAATACGGCGATGCGCCTTATCTGAAATATTCATTTGCAAACGGTCAGGACGCAGCGATCGAGCTTGAAAGGGTAGGAATAGTCAGCAAATACCTCTACCGTGATGACCTTTACGGTGAAAAGAACACTGCGCTGAATCAGACTTTACAGCTTATCAACACGCAAAATGAGGGGATCAGCGAGAATATAAAAAATTCCGCATCCTTCCGGTTTATGGCAACGGTTAACAATTTCACAAAATATGAGGATCTTGTTAAAGAACGGCAGGATTTTGTTGAAAACACATTCGGAAAGAAAGGCGGTGTAATGGCGCTTTTCCCGAACAACTGGACAAATGTGCAGCAGATAAAGAGCAATCCCGAAGCTATTGACCCGGAACAGATGAAAATAATCGAAACAAGGGTGTTTGATTACTTCGGATGCAACGAGGAAATTTTGCAGAACAAAGGCAGCGGCGAAGTGTGGGCAGGGTACTATGAGGGCAAAATCGAGCCTTTTGCGCTCCAGTTGTCACAGGCAATGACTATGATGACTTATACTGCCGCCGAAATTTCTAGGAACAACGGCATTGTATGGAGTTCAAACCGGCTGCAGTATATGAGCAATGCTGACAAGCTGCAAGCATCCAGTCAGATGTTTGACCGTGGAATATATTCAATAAATGATGTAATGGATATATGGAACATGCCGCACGTCGAAGGCGGCGACAAGAGATATATTCGCCGTGAATATGTAGAAATTTCAAAACTTCATGAGTCCGGCAATGAGCCTGATGATAATAACAAAGAGGAGGACGATAGTATTGACACCGAAAAATAAAACAAAGTTAAAAGATGCCGCACAGGAAAGAATAATGTGCATTACGCTTTCCGCAAGAGAGCAGCAGGATGCAGAAGAGAAGACCTATATAGTTGAGGGCTACGCAGCAAAATATGAGCCGTATGTTCTTTTTGAAGATGAATACGGCGAAGTGAAAGAAGAATTTAAAAAGAGCTGCTTTGATGAAGCAGATATGACGGATATTATAATGCAGTTCGACCATGAGGGACGTGTTTTTGCAAGAACAAGCAACGGCACACTTAAAGTCGAGCTTGACGATGTCGGCCTGAAAATATGGGCTGATCTTTCAAAAACAGAGAGCGCAAGGACTCTGTATGAGGAAATAAAAGCCGGCATGATAACGAAAATGTCCTGGCGTTTCCGGCTGGGAAATTGGTATTACGATAAAAAAACACATACATATGTTCATCTCAGCATAAAAAAGATTTACGACGTTTCAGCGGTTTCTTTGCCCGCAAACGATAACACACAAATCAACGCTCGCAGTTTTGTTGACGGATTGATCAGCGAACAGGTACGGAGAGATGCCGAGCTTGATATAAAAAAGAGAAAACTCAAATTAAAAATTCAGCTAAAAGGAGCATGAAAATGAACAGACTTAAAGAAATCGAAGAAAGACTCAAAGCTATCGAGTCAGAGCTTGACGATGCCGACGAGGCAAGAACAGCCGAACTTGAAAAAGAAGTCGGCGAACTTATCGCGGAACGCGACAAAATCAAAGCTGACATTCAGAGAAGAAATGACATTCGCTCAAAAATTGCGTCCGGCACGGCAGGCGTTGTTGTTAAATCCGGAAAAAACTCCGAGGGTGACGAGGCGGAAACAAGAGCGAAGAAATTCGCCGAATCAGGCAGAATGACTGTTGAAAACACCGAAGTTAGAGCTGCTCTTGTTTCGGGCGGTACACTCGCAACACCGACAGGTGTTTCGGGAATCAATGACCTTGCAGGCGCTCACAGCTCAATCCTTGACATGGTTAAGATCGTTAACTGTGAGGGTATGGGCTCAAACAAAGTCGCTTATATCGCAGCAGAATCAGCCGCAGCGGCAGAGCAGACGGAAGGAAGCGCAGCAACAGCCAAAGAAGCTACTTTCGGATATGTAACAATTACGCCTACCAATGTAGCCGTATATGCTCAGATTTCCGAGCAGGCAAAGAAGCAGACTCCTTTACAGTATGAGGCGAAAGTTAAGGAACAGGCGTTCCTTGCTCTTCGCAAAAAGGCTGTATCAATCGTTATTGCTGCAATGAAAGCTTCCACTCTTAACACAAATGTTGCGGCTGCACTCAGCTCTGGAAGCGGCGTAATCAACGACAAAACGCTCAGAAACATTGTACTTAATTACGGTGGTGATGAAGCTGTACTCGGCAACGCTGTTCTGTTCCTTAACAAAACCGACCTTCTTGCTTTCGGTGACGTCAGAGGTACAAATGAGAAAAAAGCAGTATATGAGATTATTCCTGACGGGGCTAATCCTTCAACAGGAATAATTAAAGACGGCGGCTTGTCAGTTAAGTATTGTCTTTGCGATGATGTTACCGCCTGCAGCGGCACTGAGCAGTCCGGTTCTGCGGCAATTGTCACAATGCTTTACGGTAATCCTCAGTGCTTCGAGCTTGATCTTTTCTCACCTTATCAGATCAAAGTTTCGGAA